CAAGGTGACAGTCGACCGCGAGCGGCTGAACCGGCTGCTCTCCGAGGCGGAGCAGGCCTGCCGGGATCTTGGCGGCCGGAGCGAGCGACGGGCCCTCGGCACGGCGATCATCGACGTCCACAAGGAGGTGGTGGCCCACGACGTGTGGGGGCGGCTCGGGCCGGACGGCGGGCCGGGGCCGCCGGCGGGATCGTTGGTGGCGGCGAAGGGGCGGGCGGCAGAGAACGACCAGCCGGCCACGGGAGGGACCTGACCATGCCGATCAAGACCTACTTCACCCGGGACGAGATGCTCGGGATCTGCGAGCGCCTGGCGCGGATCATCCGCAAGCCGAAGATCCAGGTCGTCACCATGGAAGCCTTGAGGCTGGACGGCTCGGTCTTCTGTTCCTACCGCTTCCCGCTGCCCGGTGAGGCCCCCGAAGCACCAGAGGACTGGCAGGGGCACATGAGGGAGGCCGCGAAGGCACTTGGCGAGGCGGCCCGCGAAGCCGGCGTGACCCTCGCTCACCCGCCGCTTCGGGTTACGCACCACAGCATCCCGCGCTCGGAGCACTACGACACGATCCGCCTGCCGTCCGCGCACCCGGCGATCGACCGCCTCATCATGGGGACCGATGGGGGCGATTCGTGACCGCCGGCTGACCAGGCCCGCGCCCCGGAACCTGGCAGCCGAGCCTCCGTACCCTCTGCACGAGACCGTCTTGGTCGCGCTCTCCGCGCCGGATCTCGTGGCTCATCTTCCGCGCCCAGACTGCCCCCTCGAGTCGCCCCACCCGATCGGCGAGTGCGCCGCCTTCCGCCCGCTGGTAAGCTGTAGCGGAACGGACGAAGGAGGGCACGATGCACTCGCGACGCAGCACCCCAAGCCTTCGGTACTGGCGTAGCGGCTGGCTCCGGCGATCCATCTGCTACGGCCTCCCCACCTACCTCGAGGACCTCTTCGAAGGCCAGAGGAACCGCTCCTGGCCCTACTGGCGGACCGACCGGCACGGCAACGGCGCCCCGGCATGGCTCCGGCGGCTGGCCGGCCGCTTCGACGCGGTGCTCTGGTCGATCCCGCTGGCGCCCCGATCTCGCTCCATCCCCTGATGGATCGCCGACTCATCCTCGTCACCTGGCTCGATTCCCACTCCTACGAGGGGTGGACCGCGGTCAAGGACCTGAAGCCCGATGGCGTCACCTGTCGCTCTGTCGGCTGGCTGATCTCGGAGACCGAGCAGACCCTCACCCTCGCCCCGCACCTGACCCAGGCGGATCACGCGAGCGCCGAAGAGCAGGCCTCCGGCGCGATGGTGATTCCCAGGGTGTCGGTCGTCTCGATCGAGGATCTGGCGGTCCCCTGATGGCATCCGGCACCTACGCGCTCCACGTCCCTGCCGGCCGAGGATTTCTCGCCAAGGGGCCGGCGTCCGGCCGCCGCTTCTACCGTTTCCGGCTCTCCCGGAACACCGTCTACGCCCCCGCGGGAAACCCCCCGCTCATCCGCCTCCAGTCCGTCGACGAGATGCACCGCCGGCGCTCCCGCGCCGCAGCCGGGGGCCGCTGATGGCCTTCCCGTGGAACCAGCTCCCCGAGGAGGGCGGGAAGGCGTTCGCCGCCTTCCAGGTCTACCGAGAGCTCGGCCCGTGGGAGCGGTCGATGAATCGGGTGCGTGTCGAGCTCGGCCGACCCGAGTCCTATCTCCGGAGCCTCCAGTCGTGGAGCTCCAAATATCGATGGGTCGACCGCGTCCGGGCGTGGGACCAGCACCTGGACGGCGTGAAGCGCCGGAAGGTCGAGAAGGAGCTCGAGGGCATGGCCGAGCGCCACGTCGCTCTCGCCACCCGGGTCCAGCAGCTCATCGAGCTCAAGCTCTCCGCCACTCTGAGAAAGGTGAACGCCGACCTCAGCAGGACGGGCGGAACGGATTTCGATGTCGTCGGCCTGTCGATTAACCAGCTTGCGCCCCTGGTGCGCGTCGCGACCGACCTCGAGCGCCTGGCCAGGGGCGAGGCCACCACCCGGGCGGAGATCCGCGTCGCCGAGCTGCCGCTGCTACCCCAGGCGCTCCCGAAGGAGGCATTCGAGACGGTCATCGGCTCCATGCGAAAGGCCGGTCACCTCCCCGGCGAGAATCTCGACGACGAAGACCTTGACCTACCCGCGGGCTGACTCCGGTGAGCTACGAGTTCACCGACTTCCAGCGCCTGGTCCACGCCGTGCCGGAGGGCGTCTCGCGGGGGCTCTTCGGCGGCCGCGGCGGCGGGAAGTCGGTCGCGCTGGCCCAGGACATCGCCGTGACGGCGAACCGCTACCGCGAGAACGCGCGGATCCTCTACCTCCGGCAGGGTCCTTACAAGTCGCTCAACGACTTCATCGAGACGCTCAGCGCCGTCTTCGATGGCTGGTGGGGGACGAGGGCGCACAGCCTCAACCGGAGCACCTGGAGCTGGTCGAACCCGGTCGGCTCCTACATCGAGCTCGGGATCCTCCCCGACGGCGACCTCGGCCGGCGCTACTACGAGAAGACCTACCAGGGGCGCTCGACCACGCACTTGATCGCCGACGAGATCCAGCAGTGGGCCCGCCCCGACAACCTGGATCTCATGATGTCGAACCTGCGCGGCCCGATCCCGACACGGGTGACGCTCTCGGGCAACCCCGGCGGCGTCGGCCACCAGTGGATCGCTCAGCGCTACATCAACGGGCGCGAGAACTGGTCGATCTTCACCGACCGGCGCGAGGTGCGGCTCGGCGGGCGCGTGATCTCGACCACCAGGCCCTTCGTCACCTGCCCCTCGACCTACCGCGACAACCCGCACAACGGCTCGGACTATCTCGCCAATCTCGCCGCCTCCTGTAACCACGACCTCGAGCTCCTCAAAGCGTGGATCTCGGGCTCCTGGAAGATCAGCCGCGGCGCCTACTTCGCGGCCGTCCTCGACAACCCGCACATCGAGGTGACGTGGCCCACGCCGGCCTCCTGGGAGGGATGGTCCTCCGAGGGCTGGACCTGGTGGCTCGCCCACGACCACGGCTCCGCCGCCCCGTCGGCGACCTACGTCATGGCCCGGAGCCCCGGCGCCGACGGCCCCGACGGGCTCTACTACCCGGCCGACGGCCTGGTGCTGGTCGACGAGTACGTCACGCACCGCCCGGGCGACTTCGGGAAGGGGTTCGGGTGGACGGTGCCGCAGATCGCCCCGGGCATCCTGGAGCTCGCGAAGCGGTGGAAGATCTCGGCCCAGGGCAACGCCGACGACGCCTGCTTCGGCAAGACCGGCCACCAAAGCGGTACGATCGCCGACGAGTACGGCAGAGAGGGCGTCGTCTGGCGGCCGGCCCGGAAGGGCTTGAGGGCTCCGCGGATGATCCGGCTGAAGCGGCTCCTGGCGGCCGCCGGCGACATCGAGAAGGCCGGCCTCTACGTCGCGACCCGCTGCCGGTACTGGTGGCAGACGGTGCCCTTTCTGGTGCATGATCCGGACGACCCGGAAGTCCCTCTCAAGTGCGACACCGACCATGGGCTCGACGCGACGACCTACGGCCTCGACGGCTATCTCGCTACGAGCTCATTCATGAGAGCGTGAGGAGGCGAGGATGAACGACCCGAACACCGCCCAGCCGAACGTCCGGACCCCCTCGAGCCAGTACGAGACCATGGAGGCCGACCGGCGCCTCCCCCACATCCTCGCCAAGGGCTTGCCCGAGGTGATCAAGGAGTCCCAGCTCGAATCGGGATCGGTCTTCTCCTACCCCGAATTCGTCCAGCAGGGCACCCGGGCGCAGCACGGCCGCGGCTTCATCGTCAAGCACCCGAAGGAGGCGGTCGAGGACTTCGGCGCCCGCCTCGAGCTGCTCCAATTCAACAACTTCTACTGGGCGGCGTGCGAGCAGCTCGCCGCCCGGGCCTTCACCCACGCGGTAACCTGGGCCGAGGACGTGCCGGAGGAGGTGATCGCCTGGGAGGACAATATCGAGGCGGTCAATCAGGTGGTCGGGAGTGCCGGCCGCGATCTCCGCGCCTTCGCCCGCTCGGCCGCCACGAGCACGATGGGCTACGGCTTGGGCGGGCTCTACGCGAACCTGCTCGAGGGCGCCGACCGGCCGTACTTGAAGTGGGTGCCCGGCTCGGCCATCATCGAGGTTCTCCACCGGACCTCCGGCGGCGTGTCAAGGCCGAGCCGGATCAAGCTCCTGACCCACGCGAGCACCGCCGCCGGCGACCAGGAGGGCAAGGATGCCCGCGGCGTGCCGTGGCGCCAGGCGAGCTACGAGCGGGTGATGGTCCTCTACGACGGCGACCCCGACGCCGGCAGTCTGGCGAGCTACGAGATCTACGACCGGGTGGAGCCGGGCAACGCCGTGTCGCCGTGGAAGACGACGCCGACCCTCGAGCGCACACCCCTCGATCCGCAGACCTCGATCCCCATGGCCTGCCTCTACGCCGGCTACGACGAAGCGTGGTTCACTCGGCCGCGGCTGCGGCATCTGGCATCGAAGGAGCGGGTGTGGATGAACCGGCGCTCCGACCTCGACTGGATCGAGAAGACCGCCTGCGTCCCGTTCTGGAACTGGGCCGGGGCGACTGCCGAGGACGAACTGCGGCACCGCACGATCAGCGCGGCGAACGTCTGGCGCAGCGACAACCCCAACGCCCGGCTCATGCCCGCCGAGTTCGAGGGCAAGTCCATGGAGATCGTGGAGACGTCGATCGACACCCTGCTGCGCGAGATCGAGGTGATGGCCTTGATGCCGCTCATCACCCGCCCGCAGGGCAACGAGACCGCCACCGGGCGCATGATCGACTCCGACCGGGCGAACAACCAGGGCGAGGCGTACTCGCTCGGCTGGGCTGACTCGTTCTCCCAAGCCCTCCAGTACATGGCGATCTACGCCCGGCTGCCCCCGGAGACGGTCGAGCGCATCTTCGTCATGTTCCATCACGACTTCGGGGTGAGCCTCGAGAATATCGAGTTCGCGAAGATCCACAGCCAGGACTTCATCGCCGGGCAGCTCCGTCCGGAGCGCTACTTCATCGAGATGAAGCGCCTCGGCGCCTTCTCTGAGGACACCGACCCGAAGGAAGAGGCCCGGTGGGTCGAGACCAAGGACAGGGTGACCCTCGAGGCCCTGCTGGGGCGCTCCGCCGCCGATGGGACGGCGCCGAACAACGCGCCGAAGCCGGAGCCCGGCCGGCCGCCCGCCAATCCGCCGCCTTCCAAAGACCAGCCGCCGAACTGAGGGATGTCCTAACACCACGTTGGTGGTAGGCTGAGCACCCGAATGACCCGCACCTATCGCTACCCGCTCCGGCCCACGAAGGCCCAGGAAGCCACGCTGCTGGCCTGGCTCGGCTTCTGTCAGCGCCTCTACAACGCGGCCTTGGAGCACCGCATCGGGGCTTGGCGGCGGGCACGGAAGAGCGTCAGTCTCTACGCTCAGACGACAGAGCTTGCCGTGCTCCGCTCCGAGGACTCCGATGCCGCTGCGGTCCCATCCGACATCGCCCGCTCCGCTCTGCGCCGCCTCGACCGGGCGTTCCAAGCCTTCTTCCGCCGCTGCCGATCGGGCGAGAAGCCGGGCTTCCCCCGCTTCCGAGGCCGGGACTGGTACGACAGCTTCAGCTTCCCAGCGGTGCGGGTGGAGGGCAACCGGGTCCACGTCCCGAAGCTCGGGCCGGTTCGTTTCCACGACTACCGGCCGCTCCAGGGCGAGGTCCGGGAGGTCACGATCCGCCGCGGCGCCGGCCGTTGGTGGGTCTCGTTCTCTTGCGATCTCGGAGACGCCCCGCCGAAGGTGGCGGTGCGGCGGGCCACCGGGATCGACCTCGGCCTCACGACCTTCGCGACGCTGTCGGACGGTTCGGAGGTCCCGAACCCCCGCTACTTCCGGGCCGGCGAGCAGTGTCTGGCCTGGCGCCAGCAGGCGCTCGCCCGCAAGTGCCGGGGCTCGAAGTCTCGTGCCCGCGCGAAGCTCCTGGTCCAGAAGGCCCACGAGCACACCCGGAATCAGCGGCTCGACTTCAGCAGGAAGCTCGCCGCCCAGCTCTACGCCGAGTACGACTTGATCGCCTACGAAGACCTGGCGATCCGCAACATGATCCGCGGGCCGCTCGCGAAGTCGATCGGCGACGCCGCCTGGGGGACGTTCATCCGCTGCCTGACGAGTAGGGCTGAAAGTGCCGGCCGTCATGCGGTTGCGGTGGACCCCAGGGGCACGTCGCAGAGGTGCAGCGGCTGCGGAACCGTGGTGCCGAAGGCTCTCTCGGAGCGAGTCCACCGCTGCCCCTGTGGGCTGGTGCTATCGAGAGATCAGAATGCTGCCCTGAACGTTCTCGCGCTCGGTCGGAGCGCGGTGGGGCTTGCGCCCCCCGAAGTCCTGACGCCAACGCGGTGTTAGGACCCGACCCCAGAATCCTCCGCGCGATCGAGACCCGGCGGTGTTAGGACCCGACCCCCACCATGCCTGTCCCGCCCAGAATCCTCCGCGCGATCGAGACCCGGGCCGCCCGGCTGACCCGGCTCGAGGACGCCGTGGTGGCGAGCGTCCTCGACCTCCTGAGCGATCTCCAGGACGAGCTCGTCGCGGAGCTCACGAGGGCCGACCCCACCGGCCCGCAGCGGATCACCTGGCGCCGGGCGCGGTTGAAGAAGCTCCTCGAGCAGACCGAGCGCCAGATCAACGAGGCCTACCGCGAGCTCCAGAAGCGCTCCCAGGCCCACCTCGAGGTGACCGCCCGGGCCGAGCTCCAGTTCACGACCGCCCAGATCCGCGAGCTCCTCGACCCGATCCGGAGCTTCGTCTCGGTCAACACCGTCGCCATCAGCCCGGAGATCCTCCGGCAGCTCGCCACGAACACCGTGGTCCACATGGGCGAGAGCCTGGGGGCGCTCCCCATGCGGGATTGGCTCGCCGACCAGGCCCGAGAGACGCAGGTCCGCTTCGCCCAGCAGATGCACCGGGCGATCCTCTCGGGCGAGAGCACGGCGCAGATGGTGCGGCGGGTAGTGGGCGCCCGCGGCCGGCCGGGGATCATGGACGTCTCCCGGCACCTCGCCGAAGCCCTGGTGCGCACATCGACCCAGGCGGTCATGGGGGAGGCCCGGAGGACGGTCTACGCGAAGAACCGCCACGCGGTCAAGGGCATCCAGCAGATCACGACCGAGGACGACCGGACGACGCTCATCTGCATCGCCTACGCGGGGAAGCGCTGGCAGTTCCTGGGGGATGGCTCGCTCGAGCCCGTGGGCCACTCGCTGCCCTACCGCGGCGGCATCCCCCGGCACCCGAACTGCCGGTCTGGCGAGGTGCCCTGGGTCAAGTCGCTCGAGGAGATGGGGATCACCGAGGCGGACGAGGTGCCGCCGGCGATCCGCCGGGTGCTCGACGGCCAGGGCCTGCCCGGGAAGGACGGTGAGGCACTGCTCGCCCGGATCGGCCCCAAGCGGGCTCGGGAGATCCTCGGAAAGGGGCGGTGGGAGCTGTGGGAGGCCGGCAAGCTGCCGCTCGAGGACCTGGTGGGGCCGACCGGCGGCGTCCAGACGCTCGAGCAGCTCCGGGGCGGGTGAAGTCGCCCAGGCCCAGGGTGCGCGGTGGGGAAGGTCGCCCACTAGACTGCGGCCGCTCCACCCTAGTCCACCAGGCTCCACGGTTCTCCACCTTGCCGTATCCCCTTGCACCTACCGCCGTACTCTGCTACGCTCCGCCCATGGCTTCCAGCTCCGATCGGTCGCGGGCCAAGACCCCCTGCGTTCGCTCGGCCTGGTCGCCAGGGGTGGCGCCGGCGTACCCCCGACGGCGTCGCCCCACCTTCAAACCCGCACCCGACAGGAGGAGCCCGTGAAACACGCCCGAGACGACTACCGCTTCATCGTGGACCTGCGATCGCTCTCCGACGGAGAGCTCGACGAGCTCCGCACCGAGCTCGCGAACGGCGACCTCGGCCCCGGCATCCCGCCAGAGGAGCCGGTCTTCCTGCTGCGCGCGAAGGACATCGCGGCGCCGCGCGTCGTGGCCTATTGGGCGGAGGCGGCGGAGCTGGCCGGCGCCGATCCGAAGATGGTTTTCATGGCCCAGGACCACGCGGTCAAGATGAACGACTGGCAGGTGAAGCAGGGGTACAAGGTGCCCGATCTGCCCAACGCCTGATCCCGCCCGGCTGTGAACCGCACCGAAGACGTCACCTCCCGCACCTGGGGCCATGCCCCGGAGCTTCGACCCGGCATCCGAGTCGTGGTCTGGCCGGCCTCGGGAAAGCTCTACGCAGGGACGCTCGAGGATGGCCCGCGAGCCCTTCCCCGCCGGGCGTTCCTCCACTACCGCGTTCGTCCCACCGGCGGCCGGGCCCGGTGGGTCTCCTGCATCAGCCTCGTCTCCGCGGTCCTGCCCGGCGGCCGCCTACCAGCCTGACCCGTCGATCCTGAACCACCAACCGCACAGGAGGAAGCCCATGCCCCTCGAGATCCGACCGCACACCACCGACCGCGACGATGGCCCCGTCTGGAAGGTCCACGATCCGGACATCGGCCCGGAGGTGCTCTTCGACCTGAGCCTCCGGGAGGTCCTCTCGCTCGACGGGCAAGTGGCGCCCGACTCGGAGCGGCACCCGGCGGCGCTCACCGCCCTGACACTACTCAGGAGCGAGCTCTTCAAGACCTTCACCGCCGGCCTCTCGGTCGACTGCCTGCCGCCGCTGGGGGTGCGCAACACAGCGAAGGACACTCCCTTCGCCCGCGCCTGCCGACTGCTCGTCTCCTCGGTCTCGTGCGCCGGGACCCTGATGCGCGAGCCGGACGATCTGCCGCCCCTGGTCGAGCAGTTGATCTACGCCGCGATCTCCGAGCTCAAGACCCGTGATGGTGAGACGCAGCCGGACGCGCGCTACTGGCGGGGCGATGTCACCCGCCGGTTGGAGGTGGCGCTGTCGGTCTTCCGGGACCGGGTGGTGACGTGATCCTCGCCCCCGGAGTCCTCCGAGACCTCCGCTCCCGGGTCGGCTCGGCCTTTCTGCCGGCCTGGGATCAGGCGGTCACCCTCGCCTTCTCCGGCGAGCTCGTGGCCCACTTCGTGACCCGGCAAGGCCACGATGCCGTGCGCTTCGAGGACCCCGCCGGCGCTGCCTACGTGCGGTTCGGGCTGCTGCCCGTGAACTGCCGATCCGGCGAGGTGCCCTGGAACGAGTCGTTCGAGCTGGCCCAGGCGGTCGCCAAGCGGCTCTTCACCAACGGCAGCGGCGAGGTGGCCGATCGTCTCGTGCTCACGGTGGACAAGCCGCGGCGCGACCTCGGCGGCTGGTCTCGTCGCCCCGCTGTTGACCAGATCGAAGAGGTCCTCCGCCTCAACCTGGAAGGGAGGGAAGCCGATGCCTGACCAGAAGCCCGGCCTGGTGGCTGACATCGTTCCGCCCTGGCGCCGCTGGCGCATCATCAATCGGCCGCGTCTCAAGGTGCAGCTCCAGTTCGAGCTCCGGGACGTCTGGATCGGCTGTTTCTGGAGAGTTTCCAGGCACCCCGATCTACGGGCCTCCATTCTCCACCTGTACGTCTGCCTGCTTCCGCTGTTCCCGCTCCACGTCTCCATCTTGCGAGAGGAGCCCGCCTCATGAGCGCCGACCCGAAGCCCACCATCACCGTCAGCCTCGCCGCCGGCGAAGCCTACCCGTACCTGTTCCTGAACGAACGCGACCCGGAGGACGCCGACTCGACTCTGCTCCTGGTCGAGCTCCCGGAGGACCTCTACCAGCGCTTCGACGATGCGCGAACCGCCCTGTCGAAGCTCGAGGCGGAGGTCGCGACGTGGTGCCTCGAGACCGGCGTGCGTCGGCTGCCGAACTTCCGGTGGTCGGGCATGGACCGCTGGCTCGAGGACCACGAGCGGGCGAGGCGCTACGCCCAAGCAGCGGTTGCGCCCTCGGTCAACCGCGAGTAGACTCCCCGCTCAACTGCCTCCCCACTCTTCGCGGGCTCTCGGCTCCGGCCTGCTGGGGGTGGGGAGGCCCTTGAAGCCCCGCACACCAGCCCCAGGAGGCCGCCATGGGCATCGCCATCCTCTTCCTCGCCGCCGTGGTCATCGCCGGCCTCCAGATCCTCGAGAGCGACGCCGGCCGCGAGCTGATCTGCCGCGACCTCGCGATCCTCGGCCACGTCCTCCACCCGCTGCACGAGGCTCTCGCTGGCTTCCGCCGCCACTACAACCTGGTCGTCACCCGGCACGTCTCGGAGGAGCGACCGATCGGCCGGCCGCGGCTGGTCCTCCAGGTCACGGTCCAGATCCTTGCCTTCGGCTTCGCCATCTACACCGGCGAGTTCTGGCCGGTGGTCGCCGCCCTCACCTTCACCGCCGTCGACCTCGTGTGGACGCACCTGGGGCAGGGCATCCCCGGCTGGTCGACCGCCCTCCTGGGCACCGTGATCGACGGCCTCTACCTCTGGACGATCTGGCCCACGGCCTCCTGGATCGGGGAGAACCCCTGGCTCTTCACCGGCCGGCTCACCCTCGGCGTCGCGGTGGGCGCCGGGATCCTCGCCGGCAACTGGTGGCTCGGCTACCGAGCCGGGGCCCGCGTCGTCTCGTGAGCGATCTCGAACCCTACCCGCTGCCCGACGAGCTCGCCCCGGAGCGGCGGCCCGACCTTTGGCGGCCCTGCGAGGACCCGATGTTCGAGTTCGTGACGACCGACAAGGGGCGGCAGATCCTCAACCGTGTGGTGCTCGACGGCGTGCCGGTTGAGGACGCGATCGAGGAGGCCGCCGGCTACTTCACCCAAGGCGGGCGGCCGATGGCCCCCGCCTGACCCTGCGCCCAGCCCCTTGCTTCCACCGGTCGTACCCGGTACACTAAACGTGCAGGTGAACCAGCAACCGCACAGGGAGGAACCGCATCATGTCCGAACCACAGCAGATCGAACGAATCGAAGGCTGGCAGCCCTTCGCCACCGCGCCGAAGGACCGCCCGATCCTGACCTGGAACTGCATAGACCCGATGGATGGCCACAAGATCCTCGAGTGGTACACCGTGCCGTCGGGCGGTTCCTGGATCGACTCCGGTAGCGGCCATTTGGTGGAGGAACCGTTCTTGCCGACGCACTGGCACGAGCTCCCGGCGGGGCCGTCCTCGTGACCACCCTCCCCTGCACCGCTTGCTGCTGCACCATCCCCGCCGACGCCCGCCCCTGCCCGGAGTGCGGAGTCGCCGACCCGGCCGCCGAGTACGAGCCCTGCCCGGAGTGCCACGGCGAGGGGTCCTACGAGACCCTCGACCGCGCGGAGATCAGCTACGTCACCCTCTCGCCGCCGTACAAGGTGGTGACCTGTCACCGCTGCCGCGGCAAGGGCGCCGTCGAGCGGCCCTACGTCCTCGAGCGCTCCGCCGCCGAGGGAGACGTCACCGCCATCGCGGCGATCGACCGCCGCACCGCCCGGAGGCACCGCACATGCCCACCCGCAAGCGCTACGTCCTGATCCTGGAGGTCGATGCTGACCGACCGCCGCCGGGTGACACCGTGTCTCGGGTCGCCGAGCACTCGACAGCCGCCGAGGCTTTCGGGCTCGGGCTCGACGGGGCCTCCTGCCGGCTCTTCCGCCCCGCCGCCGGCGAGTCCCTCCTCCGATGCGCCGCCGAGATCCTCCAGGCCTTAGCCGAGGAGCCCGCCGGCGAGCTCCGGCTCCACCTCCGGGGAATCCAGCGAGAGGCGGCGGGCACCCGGGAGCTGCTGCTCGAGCTCTTGACGCCGAGAGAGGTCGGTCAGTGACCGGCCACGCTCTCCGCAGGCTTCGCCGCCGGCGGACGGTTGTGGTCTACGCCGCGGCGAGCACCCGCGCCCGCTACCGCCGGCCGCCCTCCCGCCAGGACTCGACGCTACGGCTCCCCCTCCGCCCCGCCTGGGGCTTCACCGGCCTCGAGCTCCACGGCGAACGCCTACGGGCCGGCCTCTCACAGGGGGAGCTCGCCGTGCTCATGGGCGCGACCCAGGGCACCGTGAGCAAGTGGGAGGCGGACGCCATCGTTCCTCCCCCGGAGGTCCTCGCCACGCTCGCCGTCGCCTTCGGCAGGGAGGACTGGGAGGCCGGCCCCCCCCCCGACGCCCGACCGGCTTGCCGGCGACCGCTGCCGGTGCGGCGGGCCCTCCGCGGTGATCGACTCCCGCCCCGGTCCCGAGGGCCGCTACCGCCGGCGGCGCTGCCTTGATTGCGGGGAACGGTGGAGCACCCGGGAGGTGCGGCTCGACCCTTGACCTATATCCCTCCATCCTGTAAGGTCTAGCTCATGGCCCAGGATGAGGGGACGGCCAGCGCCGGCAACGGTTCTGGCCCACGCCGGCGAATGACCGGCTTCACCATCGACCGGGAGCTCCTCGATCGCGCCGATCGGCACTGGCGGCTATCCGGAATCCGGTCTCGCTCCAGGCTGGTTGAGATTGCCCTCCGCGAGTACCTCGACCACCACGAGAAGGCTCTGCGGGAGGCGACACGGTGAGCCGCTACCGGAAGATTGACCCGCGGATCTGGTATGACGAGCGCTTCGCAACGATGGACCCGATCGACCGCCTCGGGTTCTTCGCCCTCCTGACCCACCCCACCATGACCCCGATGGGCGCCGGCATGTTCCCGGCGCTTCTGATGGACAGCATCATCGGGAACGACCACGGCTGGTGCTCGCGCTGCCAGGGGCCGTGCCAGAAGCCCCCGCATGAGCACTCCGGGGAAGGTTCCCTGGAACGTTTCCGGCAAGGTTCCCCGGAAGGTTCCCGGGGTGGTTGCCTGATCTTCCGCGAAAACCACCTCGTGGTGGTGCGGAACTACCTCGTCTACAACGCGCCGCAGAACCCGAATCAGCTCCTCGGCTGGATTGGGTCGTGCGAAGAACTGCCCAGGTCAGGCGTCTGGCGGTTGCTCCGCGACCACCTACGCGACCATCACCCCGATCTCCCTGAGTGGCTCTTCGCTGCGCTGCTAAATCCTTTGGCATCAGGAGATAACCGCACCCTCGCGGACCAGTTCTGGAGCCGCGTCAAGGGCTGCGGACTCGCTTCCCTGAAACCTTCCCCGAAACCTTCCCCGAAACCTTCCCCGAAACCTTCCCCAAAACCTTCCCGGCAAGGTTCCCGGGAACCACCCCCGAAACCAGGAGCAGGAATCAGGAGCAGGAATCAGGAACAGGAGCAGGAGCAAGAGCAAGAACACTCTCGCCCATCCGGGCGAGCGAGTGCGCCGGCCGGGCGGGCTGAGCTGAACGGATTCGATGCGTGGTGGGCGGTCTACCCGCGCAAGGTCGGGAAGCGAGAAGCCTTCGCCGCCTGGCAGCGGCTCAAGAGATCCGGCGAGCTCCCGCCGCTCGACGAGATCCTGGCAGCGACGGAAGTTCAGGCGAAGTCACGAGAGTTCCGGCGCGACGGCGGCCAGTTCATCCCGCACCCGACGACGTGGCTCAACCGCGGGGGATGGGGCGACGTACTCGACAAAGCCCCGCGCGGCCCCTACGGGAACGACTACGATCCGCGAGACGACTTCAAAGAGGGCGAATCTGAGCTGTGGTTACCGCCGGAGGAACCGTGATGGAGAAGCTGACCAAGCTCATGGCGCAGACGCTCCCGGCCGTGGTCGCCTCGAGCGCGACGGGCGAGGAGATCGACCGGTGGCTATCGGAGCCGACCGAGGCCGTTTGCGGAATCTGCGGGTGCCAGGCACTGAGGCGGTTTGAGCGGTTCAACGGCCGCTGTGAGCGA